AGGGTAGCAACTACGAAGGTGTGCCTTTCGAGCAGGCGTTTGCCGAGCAGAAGGCAAAGCAGATTGCCAAGAACATCGAAAACGCCATTTGGCAGTCAACAACTGCGACTGGCGCATCAGGGTGGACTGGTTCATCTGCATCATTGAGCGGTGACGCGAATCTGAACAAGACCGTTGGTTTGTTGCACCTGATGGAGAAAACCACTGCATCCGCTTCAATCGTGTCGAGCCTTGCAGGTGCGGCTTTCAGCGACACCACCATCGTGAGTGCGTTTGAGAATGTGTATCAGAATATACCTGTTGAAATCATCAGCAAGGACGACATCTACGCTTTCTGCGGATGGGATACCTACCGAATCCTTGCGAATAAACTGGTAGGATTGAACCTGTATCAGGGTGACCTTGGGCAGTTGGGTGCGGGCGAGATGTTCTTCCCTGCGACCAATATGCGAATCTGCGCGGTGAATGGATTGAATGGCACGCGCCGCATCGTGGCAACGTCATTGAGCAACCTGTTTTTCGGAACTGACCTGCTCAGCGATGAGGATACCTTCCGCATCTGGGCATCGTACGACAACGACCAGATTCGCTTCCAAGCGGCACTGAAATACGGGGTGCAATTTGCTTATCCTGAATTTATGGTGCTGTACAAAGCAAGCAACGCAACCACACCTGCTGGCTGATTATAGGGCAGGGAAACCTGCCCTTCTTTTTCTTTTGACACTATAAACAAGAAAAAATATGAGCTGCGCACTTACATCAGGTTACGCATTAGGATGCCGCAACAACGTCGGCGGCATTAGCGAAATTAGGCTTGCATCTTACGTTGCATCGGGAGTGATAGCCACCAACGCCACAGGCACGGTGACTGGCTTTACAGGTTATGCTTCGGGAGGCACTGCCTTCTACAAATTTGAGTTGCCGAAGGGCGTGGGTCAGTTTACTGAAACGACAAACGCGAGTGTTGAAAACGGCACGATTTTCTACCAGCAAGAAATGACGTTGGTCATCAACAGGCTCACGCAAGAAGTACGCAATCAGTTGCGCCTTGCTTCGAATAGCAGGTTGTTGGCCATTGTAACTGACCGCAACGGCAAGTATTGGCTGTTGGGTGAAACGAATGGCATCGAGGTGACTGGCGGCACGGCGCAGTCAGGCACAGCGATGGGTGACCGTGGTGGTTATGAGTTGACGTTCACGGCGATGGAGGCACAGCCTTGCAGGGAGGTGCTATCGACTGCGATTGCAGGGGTGACCGCAACAGCGCAAATCACAGGCGGCGCGAATTAAGTGTAGTTCAGTTTGGGTTGGTTGAAAGCCAGTGCATTAAGGGTTGCACTGGCTTTCTTATTTTTGCACAACACAAACCCTTAAATCTGCACAATGAGAATTTGCATCGTTTACAACCAGCATCCAACAGGTTGCAGTTACTACCGCCTTGAAATGCCGAATGCCGCTGTTCACGACCTATGCGGCGGCGTTGTTGACTTCGTCAGTATTGATGACATCAGAAGGATGGAGGAGGATGAGTTGAAAACTATTGACCTATTCCTGTACAACCGAACTTGGATTGCAGGCCCGATTGAAGCGGTGGAACAGGTGGCCAACATCCTTCGGCAGTACGGTGCGCGCATCATCCTTGATATGGATGACTATTGGCACCTTGGCACAGGGCATTCATTCTACCGCCATTACCACGAAACCAAGATGCCTGCAATAATCGAGAAGCACATCCGCATAGCTGACCATATCATTACGACCACGACATACCTGCGCGATGAGTTAGTCAAGTTCAACAGGAACGTCAGCATTTTTCCGAACACGCCATACTTGCAATACAAGCAGTTTCAGGAACAGCCAACGCAAAGTGAGCGGGTGCGATTTGGTTACTTCGGTGCGGCGCAGCACACGGAGGATGTGGAACTGATGCGGTCACCACTGCAACGCCTGTCGGATGAGGTGGAACTGGATGGCAAGTATATGATTTACTTGGCGGGGTGGAATGATAGCAACCCGATATATCAAGGCTATGAGCAGGTGTTCAGCAACAAAGGGAAGAACAACAACTATTCGCGCATTCAAGCGGCAGATATTTACAGCTATGTGCAGGGTTACAACTGGGTTGATGTGAGCCTTGCACCGCTTCGCGACACCAAGTTCAATCGCTTGAAGTCGGAGTTGAAGATAACGGAAGCGGCGTGGATGGGTAAGGCGGTCATTGCCAGCGAGGTGCCGATGTATGCGGATTGCATCGAGAATGGCGTAGATGGGTGGCTGGTGCCTGAAAAGAAGGAGAAGCTTTGGTATAAGTATATGCGGGCGTTTATCAATGAACCTGCGATGGCGAAAGAAATGGGTGAGCGGCTACGTGCCAAGATGCAGGGCAAGTTTGATATTCAGCAAATCAGCGAGGCAAGGCTGAATTTGTACAAAAGCGTGGCGCGTGGTATTTAACCTTGATGCTATACCTGAAAGCCAGCCAATCGAATACGATTAACGTCACGTGGACTGAACGCGCAACCAACGCGACCATTTACAAGTTGATACTGACCAACATCGCCAAGAACACCAGCACGGCGGTGTACATTGACGCGATTAGCAACGCGAGCAGTTACGAAGAGCGCTATGACCGCTTCACCTTCACGTTGGGTGCTTTGGAGAAAGGGCAGTATAAATACGAGGTGTATCAGGATGCTAACGGATACGCGGCAGGTGATACCCTTGGTGGCGGCTTGTTCGTGTTTGAAGATAGCGGCTATGCATACATTAGTGCGGCGGCTGACCAAGATTCAGACGCGCCGTGGGGGTGTCAGGGAGTAAATATAAGCGGCACATTGAGTGCAGTTGGCACAGGAATAGCAAACACGGCGTTGATTGTCGCAGGTTGCGCCACATCGGGTATAAGCGCAAGGCTTTGCGATGAATTGATACTGAACGGTTATAGCGATTGGTTTCTTCCTTCGCTTGATGAATTAGCGCAGATGTACACTAAACTTGCGGCTGATGGCTTGGGCAACTTTGCGAATCACACCTATTGGTCATCAACACAGCAAAGCGCCACGCAAGCATACACGATTGATATGAATAATGGAAACCAAGGCACGCACGCCAAGGGCAACACATCAAACCGCTACACAAGGGCGATGCGGAGATTCCTGATGGGAACGCCGCGAGTGGTCGAAACAGGATTGGCCTACATTGAACCCGCAGTTGAAACCTACGTTGCACCAAGTAACAACAACACCTATGTCAGCTTCTAAATTCGCATTCAGTTTCATCCCGACCACCGACTATCAGTTGCCTGTTATGCTTGAAAACAAGCAAGCCAATATGGTGCTGTTTGGTGAGCGCAACGAATACCCCTACTACCTGCTTGACAACTACCACAAAAGCGCGAAGCACTGCGCCATCGTGAATGGCAAGGTTCACTACATCGTAGGCAAGGGATGGAAGGCGAGCGATAAAGGTACAGTTGAACAGCAAGCAAGAGCGGAGGAGTTCATCCGCGACCCCAACGTTGAGGATGATTTGAACGACTTGACCGAAAAGTTGGTGCTGGATTTGGAATTGTTTAACGGCTTCGCGCTTGCAGTCACGTGGAACAGAGGCGGCGGCATTGCTTTTGTTGAACACGTGCCATTCCAAAAGGTGCGGGTGAGTTTGGACGATGAGATGTTCCTGATTGCTGACTGGTACGATGCGCGTATGATTCAGCAATTTCCGAAAGGCAACGAGGTTGAGAAGATGCCGAAGTTTGACGAGAAGAACCGCGTTGGCAAGCAGATGTTTTACTACCGCCATTATTCGGCAGGCGTTCAGCACTACCCGCTTCCTAACTACCAAGGTGCGCTCGCTTACATTGAGTGCGATGCGGAGATAGCGCGCTTCCACATCAACAACATCCGCAACCAGTTTTGGGGTGGGCAGTTGATAAACTTCGCTGATGGCATACCTACGGAGGAAGAAAAAGATGAGATTGAGCGGATGATGCGCCGCAAGTTCAGCGGTGCGGGGAATGCAGGTAGATTTGTGCTGACGTTCAGTAGCGGCAAGGAAAGCGCACCGAGCATCCAGTCGCTAACGCCGAGCGATTTGGACAAGCAGTTTGACCTGCTGAACAAGCAAATCCAAGAGGAAATATTTGTGGCGCATAACGTCACCAACCCGATGCTGTTTGGCGTTAAAACCGAAGGGCAGTTGGGAGGTCGTAAGGAATTGATTGAGGCTTACGAATTGTTTAAAAACACCTACGTCAACGCGCGGGTGATGATTGTGGAAAGGATGGTCAATTACATCGCTGGCTTCAATGACATCGAAGGCTTGTATTTATGCCCTACCGACCCAGTGACCGAGCAGTTAAGCGAACAGGTGCTGACGCAGATAATGACGCGCAACGAACTGCGCGAAAAGGCAGGGCTTGAACCGATGGAAGAAGAAGCCACGCAACCCGAAGGCGCACCTGCTGTGGAGGCATTGGCAAGCGAGCCAGTGAACGAGGCACTGCGCACGATGACAGGGCGGCAGTTCCAGCACCTGATGCGGATAGTGCGCAACTTCCAGTCGGGCAAGATTAGCGAGGCGCAAGCGCGCACAATGCTGGGCAGTGGCTTTGGATTGACCGCCGAGCAGATTAACGACTTCCTGACTGATGGACAGGCCGAGTTCAGCGCACAGGGCGAAGATGCAGAGATGCGGATGTTGGCGGCGGTTGGGTCGCAGTATGGCGATGACGCCGAAGCCTTTGACGTGGTGGACCAGTGGGAGTTGGCATTGGAAGGTGACCCTGAAACGTTTGCGGTCGATGAGGAGGAGGAGAAGTTAGATAAGCGGATAATGGCGTATAGGAAGAAGAACAGGCTTGCAACGGTCAAAGAAATAGCCGAGGCTTTGAAGGTCAGCCCTGCGAAGGTGAGAAAGCGGATTGCTTACCTGCTTGAAAAAAACCGCTTCCCGATTAGCCGCGATATTGACACGGCCACGAAAGAAACGCCAGTGGAGGAGGAAGTGGTGGAGGTGCGCTATCGCTACGATTGGCGGCCAGAATATTCGGGGTTGAGCAAAGCGGATGGCTACGACAAAAGCCGCAAGTTTTGTCAGACGATGCTGGATTTAAGCGCGACAAAGTTGTACACCCGAAGCGATATAAACGACATCGGGCAGTTGGTTGGGTGGAATGTTTGGGAGCGCAGAGGTGGTTGGTTCACGCTTCCAAATGGCAACCACAGGCCAAGTTGCAGACATATGTGGGTTCAGCAATTGGTAGTCAAAAAAGGAACAACAGTAAAACGTGTAGTATGAGCATCGCCCTATTTGTAAGTGAGGAGTACCTGCTGGAAAACAGCGTCATTAATGAAAACGTAGCCTATACGCAAATCAGGCCCACGTTGGTCAAGGTTCAGGATATGCACATCCAACCTGCGCTTGGCAGTGCGTTGTACAAAGAAGTACAGACGCAAGTGGTAAACGCTTCGACAACTGCGTTAAACATCACTCTGCTGGAAGATTACATCCAACCTGCTATCGTGCAATGGATGTACTTTGAACTTCCGATGGTGCTTTCCTTCAAGTATATGAACAAAGGGATGGACCGCAGGACCAGCACCGAAAGCAACCCGATGAGCGTGGATGAAGTGTTCAAACTGATGGACAAGGTGAAGAATGATGCCGAATGGTACACGGAGCGCATTACGCGCTACTTGCAAGAGAACCACGCCAGTTACCCATTGTTTGACAACCCACCGACTGCGATTGACACGATTTACCCGAACGGAAGCAGTTACGAAACAGGGATGGCATTGGGAAGGCGTGGCCGCTTCCGTGACCCATTGGATTATCCCGAAAAACGCTTTTACCCATTTTAATGGCACACGCGAAAAATATCAACAAATTAAAGCAGTACTATGAGTTGGGTGCAATTAAAGAACGACCTGCTGACCTTTGCGGCGGCACATCCACAAATCAACAGCGTGGGATTCGGCGACCCGCTGTCGATAGGAACGGACAACACGATAAATCTTCGGACAACCGACAGGGATAGGGTTGTTTACCCACTTTTGTTTGCTGACCTGCAATCGATGACCGTAGGCGTTGGTGCGCTTACGCTTGGCGTGAGTGTGCTGATTATGGACAGGGTTGAAGATAGCCGCAACCTATCAACAGTTGTGACTGGTAGCGTAGTGGCGAGGTGGACTGACAATGAAGATGAGGTGCTGAACGACACCTTATATATAATGCGTGACTTCATCAGCAAGTTCACCAACGACCCTGCAAAGGATTACACCTTACAAGATGCGGTTAGTGCAACGCGATTTGTGGAGGCGCGAGATGACAAGGTCGCTGGATGGCAGGCTTCGGCCAACTTTGACTTTGAATATCCGCACAATTCTTGCGAAGTTCCGACATAAGTGGTATTTAACTAAAAATAGCGATATGAATATTGGGCAACAATTAGACGCGATGCTGGGAGGCTACGGCGCGATAACCGTAGTCACAGGCGCAGTCACAGGTCAGGCGTTTGAATTTCTTGTGGTGAATGCATCCACGAGCTTCACGACTTTGACCGACAGCGAAGGCAACAACGCGCTGACGTACTTGGGATTGACAGGAATAACGGTGATGACAGGGATGATTGTGCGGGCGCGTAACGGCTTGAAATTAGCCGCGGTCACGGTATCAGGCGGCAACGTATTTGCGTACAGCTGATGGCATTAGCGCACGGATATGCATTGCCTTTCGAGGCATTGAGGCGCACGGGCGTGCTGGCTCAGAACACTGCTGATGCTACCATTCGCGCGACTGCTGATGGTGCGACAAAGGAAGCGGCGGGCAGTTGCTTGGATGCGCGTGCATTGGAAGTGCAACAGCGCACGGTTGTTCAGCCTTCCATTTTGGTTGTGCCGCAACTGACGCGCAATGGCGTTG